TCTATGGAGATTTACAATCAGATGGCCGAGGATATGAAGAAGTGGCAAATGCTGTGAAGGATTGTATTTCAATAAATAGGCTTATTGAAACTAGATCTTATCATGTCAACTTATAACAACACTGAAAGGTAAAAACTAATATGGCATTCCTCTTATCTCCCGGCGTTCAGGTCAATGAAAAAGACCTAACGAACGTAGTACCGGCAGTCGCCACTTCTATCGGCGCCACAGCAGGCGCGTTTAAGTGGGGTCCCGCTGATACATCAATCACGGTCGCCAATGAAGGCGCTCTACTCACTAGCTTTGGAAAACCTGACGCGTCTTTCGCCGTCTCGTTTCTGACGGCGGCGAGTTTTCTCAATTACGGCAACACTCTCAAGGTAGCTCGCTCGGTTGGAGCGACGACCTATAATGCCTATTCAACCTATCCGGCGACTACGACTTCTACAACCTTTACGGCTTCATCTACCGTAGCTTCTGGAAGTACGATTGTTACGGCTTCAGCTTCTACGATCATTCAGCAGCAGCTACAGGTTGGATCGATTCTGTCGGCGACTGGTCTGTCAACTTCGACTACTACGATTACATCGATCTCGTTTTCGACGACTAGCTTAGCGACTATCACCTTTACTCCTGCGTCAACGGCTTCTATTGCTACTACTATTAGTTTTACAGCAACTAATTTAGCTACTGTGATTTGGGGCGGTGTTGGTACGACTACGTCGACGGCGCCAATTCAGATCAAAAATCCTGATCTGTTTAATGCCGCCTATCCTACTGCTACATCAGTTGTTACTCCGTTCGTGGCTCGTTTTCCTGGCAAACTGGGTAACGCGCTCTACGTCACGGTTGTTAATTCTTCGACGACAGGAACGATTGCTACAGATGCTACTGGCGCAGGTGTTCCTGGATCGTCATATGCCGTAAACTCCACCTCGACGATTACTCTTGGTGCTGGATTTGATTATAAGCCGACAACGGCCGATGAAATTCACATCCTCGTTCAAGATGATAATCTTGGTACTGTCACTGGTACTCCTTATACGGTGCTCGAACGTTGGCAGGGCCTCTCGCTCTACTCGAACTCGAAGCGCATTGATGGCACGGCTAATTACTACTTTGACTATGTCAATCGTAATTCTAGCTGGATCTACACGCTAGGTCTTCAGACTCCTCTGACGGCTTGGGGCTACAACACTATTGGTGGTCTGACCTCTGGAACGGCTATCACGGGAGGTACGGCTAATCCTGCTCTGGTGTTTGATATGGGTTATGGGCCTGCTAATTCTGTTGGTACAGATGTATTGCCGACGACCGGTGAGGTTTCCTCGACCCTAAACACGGTATTCGGAGATGCGGCGACGATTGACATCAATTTGTTGTTTGCCTGTGATCCCGATTGTGCTACAAATAATGCTGGTTCTGGTTACGCTTCTCTGTCGACGGCCGAACAGAAGGTGCAATCGATTGCCAATACTCGTAAAGATACGGTTGGATTTGTCTCGGCTCCGGTACAAATTTGGGCTTTAACTACTACTACATCTAAATACTCGGCCGTGCTGACGAAGTTTAATGATCAATCAGCTACGCGTGATTCTTATTCCGTGTTTGACTCGGGTCCGCTGTATGTGTACAACAAGTATCAAGACTCCTACGTCTGGATTCCTGCTTGCGGTCACATGGCTGGTCTTTGTGCCAATACGGATAACGTGGCTGACGCTTGGTTCTCTCCGGCAGGCTACAATCGTGGCAATCTGCAGAACGTCACTAAGTTAGGTTATAATCCTAATCAAACGGATCGTGATGGATTGTATCAAGCTTCAGTCAATCCGATCGTCTCGTTTCCAGGTCAGGGCATTCTGCTCTTCGGTGATAAGACGGCTCAGAGCAAACCGAGTGCCTTTGATCGCATCAATGTTCGTCGTCTCTTCATCATCCTCGAAAAGGCGATTGCGACGGCGGCTAAGTATCAGCTGTTCGAACTGAATGATCGTTTCACGCAGTCTATGTTCCGTAACATGACGGAGCCTTTCCTGCGCGACATCGCTGGTCGTCGTGGCATCACGGACTTCTTGGTCGTATGCGATGGAACGAATAACACTCCTGACGTCGTCGACGCGAATCAATTCGTTGCCGACATCTACATCAAACCGGCTCGCTCAATCAACTTCATCACGTTGAACTTCATCGCTACTCGTACCGGCGTGAGTTTCTCCGAAGTTGCTGGAGCTTAATCCTCGAAACCTGTATAAATAACAACATAAGGAAAAACATATGGCTAATAGTGTAAACGATTTCAAGGCTAAGCTGGTTGGTGGCGGTGCACGTCCGAATCTGTTCCGTTGCGAAGTCCCATTCCCCGGGGGTACTGGTGGCAATCAGGAAACGGCATCGTTCTTGATTAAAGCGGCTCAGATTCCGGCGGCTCAACAAGGCACGATCGAGGTTCCGTATCGTGGTCGTAAATTCAAAATCCCCGGCGATCGTACGTTTGATACATGGACCGTCAAGGTCATCAATGACACGACGTTCGATCTGCGTAATGCGTTTGAGAACTGGATCGACATCATGAATCCGGCGCCCTCGAATTCTGGCAATGTGGCTTACAGCACCTTCATGTCTCAGCTTCGTGTGTATCAGCTCGATAAGGCGGGCAACGACGTTAAGTGTTATACTTTCGTTGATGCATTTCCTCAATCGATTGGAGCTATTGAGCTTGGCTACGATGCGAATGATACTATCGAAGAGTTTGATGTGGTGTTCAACTATCAGTATTGGTTGTCGAACTCGACGGTCTTCACTGGTAAAGATGGCGGTGGCGGTATCGGTGGCATCATCTCTGGTCTTCAGAGTGGTCTGGTCAATGCGGCGGCGGGTGCTGTTTCTGGCACGATCTCTCGTGCTACTGGTGGCATACTCTAATTTGTAAGTTATTCACGAGGGGCGGCTCAAAAGGCCGCCCCTCTTTTTTGACCATGTATAAATATAGATACACATGAAATTATTTGGATTTGAGATTTCGAAGCAGATCAAGAAAGCCGATGAGCCGTCACCTTATGCAGGTCTTCTTCCCATCGTTCCAGTAGCTTCTACTCCGAAGCCCGTAGAGGTCAAGTCCTTTGTTCCTAAAGAAGCCGAGGATGGTTCAACGGTCATCTCGGCTGGTGGTTACTTTGGTCAGTACATTGATATTGATGGAACTACGGTTGCCTCTGATCAGGATTTGATTCTCAAGTATCGTAATGCCTCAGAGCAATCTGAGTGTGATACGGCCGTTAACTATATCGTCGATGAGGCTATCGCTTCTGGAGAAGATGGTTCTCCGATCTCTCTGGCCATGAATGATCTCGAGTATCCCGATGAAGTCAAGGATGCTATTCAAAAAGAATTTGACGAAGTAATTCGTCTATTGGATTTTAATCGTGCGTGCGCCGATATCTTTCGTCGTTGGTATGTTGATGGTCGTTTGTACTATCACGTCATCGTAGATCAACAGAATCCGAGTAATGGCATTCTTGAGCTTCGCTTCATTGATCCGATCAAGATGCGTAAGATTCGTGAGATCGATACTAAGATCGATCCTGAGACTGGTGTTAAGTTAATTACGACTAAAGCTGAGTACTTCATCTACAATGAGAATCAAATTGCCGGTCAATTGGTTCAATCGGTAAACACCGGTGACTCTGTTACGGGCCTCAAGATCGATCCGTCGGCCGTGTGCTACGTTCCTTCTGGCCTTCTTGATTCTACGCATAAGCGCATCATCTCGAACATTCACAAAGCTCTGAAGCCTGTGAATCAACTTCGCATGATGGAAGACTCGCTGGTCATCTATCGCATGTCTCGTGCGCCTGAGCGTCGCATATTCTACATCGATGTGGGCAATCTGCCAAAGGCAAAGGCCGAGCAGTACATGCAGGAGATCATGTCGAAGTATCGCAATAAGATGGTCTATGATGCTTCCTCTGGTGCCGTACGTGATGATCGTAGGCATATGTCGATGCTCGAGGACTTCTGGCTTCCTCGTCGTGAAGGTGGTAAAGGTACGGAGATCACGACCCTTCCTGGCGGCGAGAATCTCGGTCAGATCGATGACATCTTGTTTTTCAAGAAGAATTTGTATCGTTCTTTGAATGTGCCGCTCTCTCGCTTTGAGGCTAATACGGCACTTTGGACGGCTGGCAAATCTACGGAGATCAATCGAGAAGAAGTATCGTTTCAACGATTCATTGATCGTCAGCGTCGCAAGTTCTCATATCTCTTCATCAATCTGCTAAAGACGCAGCTCTTACTGAAGGGTATCATTGTCGAAGACGATTGGTTCAAGATCAAAGAGAAGATCACTATTGACTTTAAGCGTGATAACTATTTCTCAGAACTTAAAGATTTCGAGATCTTATCCGCGCGCATGGAGATGATTGGCAAGGTTGGCGAGTTCATTGGTCGTTACTACTCCGAGAAGTGGGTACGTCGTAACATTCTTCATCAATCGGATGATGACATCGAAACTATGGATATTGAGATCGCCCGGGAAAAGGCTCGTGGAGATATCTCAGTAGATGCTGGTGAGAATGTCGCTCAGGGTGGTGGTCAGGATATGGGAGCTATGGGTGGCGCTCCTGATATGGGCAGCGGAATGCCTCCTCCTGATATGGGTGGAGAAGCCTCTCCTGAATTAGCCGGAGCTCCTGAAGCTGAGGCCCCTGCTGAATTAGCCGGAGCACCTGAAGCTCCTCCAGCTCCTCTACCCGGGGCTCCAGCGGTTTGAAAAACATAACACGTATAAATAAGGATCTGACATGAGTAATCACGCCGAAACATTCGTCCATGCGGTCGTTGCAGGTAATAAAGAACAGGCCGAGCAGGCTTTTCAACGCGGTCTGGCCGAGAAGGCCGTCGCGGCCCTCGAGGTTCGTAAGCTGTCTTTGGTTGATCAGGTATTCAATAAACCTACGGTCGAATCTAAGTAAAAATTATGGCTTTACTCATCACGGAATATAACGAGAACGGCGTTCATACACTCATCGAGTCTGTTGGTCCTGAGAAAGAGAAGAAGTACTTTCTTGAAGGCGTGTTTATGCAGGCCGAGAAGCAGAATCGTAATAATCGAATCTATCCTCGTGCCGTTCTGAAAGATGCCGTGAGTCGTTTCATTGCCGAGCAGGTCTCGACTGGCCGTGCGGTTGGCGAGCTGAATCATCCTGAAGGTCCGCAGATCAATCTAGATAAGGTTAGTCATCGCATTACGGAGCTCAAGTGGAATGGCGACGACGTTTGTGGTAAGGCTTTGATTCTGAATACGCCGATGGGTCAGATCGTTAAGGGTCTGCTCGATGGTGGTGTTAAACTTGGTGTGAGTTCTCGTGGTATGGGATCCGTTGAGTCTCGTAACGGTAAGACGTACGTGAAGGAAGACTTCAGTCTGGCCACGGTTGACATCGTACAGGATCCGTCGGCTCCTTCGGCCTTTGTCGAAGGAATCATGGAAGGTGTAGAATTTTTTAAAGAAGGCAATGAGATCGTCGCTCGCAAGATCGAGAAGATTAAGAAGACGATCTCTCGCACTTCTAAGAGTCAGTTGGCTGAAGCTCAGGAGCGTGAATTCATGAAATTCATGACCGAGATCGCCAATGGCTTATAACACTCTCTCCTGACTTCGGTCAGGGAGTTATTGGGTATGGGTACTCATCTCAAACCTGTTGTTTGAGTCGAGATTGAAAATAATGAGACAGAGGTCCACGGGGATTTCCTCTCCAACCAAATCAAGCAAAATGCCTAAAAAGCAAAAAAAGCAAGGTCTGATTACTGAATCAGAACAGTGCATGTCTGACATCGAGAAGGCCGTCGCGGTCACACCGCGTGCGGTAGCTCCTGTTGCGCATGCTCCTGGTCCGATCACGGAAGAGGAACCCGAAGCTGCTAAAGAAGACGGTGAATCGTCCGAACACGAAGCCGAAGAAGGACCCGAACACGAAGCTGGCGAGACTGCAGAGTACGAAGCCGGTTACGAAGCCGGTTACGAAGCCGGTGAAAAAGAGTCGGGTAAAGAAGAGGCTGGCAAGGAAGATGACGAGTGTAAATGTTCTTGTGATGGCGAATGCAAATGCAACGCCTCAGAGGATGAAGAAGACTCCGATGAATCCGAAGCCGATGAAGAAGGCGAAAAAGAAGAAGACGAAACTGAAGTTGACATGGAAGAAGACGTGAACGCGCTGATGAACGGCGAGGCTAACCTGACGGAAGGCTTCAAGTCCAAAGCGAAGACGATCTTCGAAGCGGCCGTGAAAAGCAAAGTGCGTACGGCTCGTAAAGAACTCCATGAAGGCTATCAGCGTAAGCTTGGTCAGAAGGCTGAAGAGATCCTGAGCACGGTAACCGAACAGGTCGACTCGTACCTCACGTACGTGGTTGAATCCTGGATGAAGGAAAATCAAGTCGCTGTTGACTCGACCCTTCGCACGGAGATCGCTGAAGGATTCATTACGTCCCTAAAGAACGTGTTTGCGGAGAGCTACATCGAAGTCCCCAAGGCTGATAAAGACTTGGTGGAGTCCTTGAACTCCCGCGTCGCGGAACTGCAGGAACAGGTGAAGCAGGCTGGTCTGATCGTCGAGAGTTCCAAGAAGCAAAACGAAGGTCTGCTCCGTAAAGCCATTGTCGCTCAGGCGGCTAAAGGCTTGGCGGTCACACAGGCTTCGAAGCTGACTGAACTCACAAAGGATACGGTGTTTGAATCCGTGGAGTCCTTCACAAAGAAGGTCGCCACGATCAAGGAATCGTATTTTAGCGGAAAGGCTCCTCAGTCTAATAAGCCGGCTCCTCTTGTGGAATCGGCCGTGAAGCTGCAGAAAGCTGTCAGTTCGGGTACGACGCAGGTCATTGTAGAGGGTCAAGATGATCCTTTGGCTCATGTGTCGGCTGACATGAAACGTTATCTCGGCGCAATCTCTCGCGTTGAGAACGGTAACCCGAATCGTAAGTAAGAGAGAAAACCCAAACCATAACAACTCAATTAGAAAAAACTATGTTCAATACCGAACAGTCTGTTGCTAAGTGGGCACCGGTTCTGGACCACGCGGAAGCTCCTGCATTTAAGGACAACTACCGCCGTCAGGTCACGGCCGCATTGCTCGAAAACCAAGAAAAAGCCATCAAAGAAGAGCGTCGCATGCTCACCGAAGCCGACATAAGCACGGGTGCGATTCAGAACTTTGATCCGATCCTGATCAGCCTCGTGCGTCGCGCGATGCCGAACCTGATCGCCTATGACATCGCTGGCGTGCAGCCGATGAGCGGACCTACCGGTCTGATCTTCGCGCTCAAGCCGAAGTACACCACTCCGTTGACCGTTTCTGGAGCTACTATTATTAACCCTGCTGATGACTCGCTGTATGGTGGCGTTGTCGGCACGACTCAGAACCAGCCGTCCGTGGCTGGTTCTGGTACGACCACGCAGAACTCGTACTTCACGACCACGAGCGCGACCACTCTGTCGACCACTATGACCGTCCTGACGCTCTCGGGCGCCGTGACTGGCCTGGGGGTTGGTGACTTGGTCATCGCTCAAGGCATCGTTCCCGGTACTCGTGTCGTCTCTGTTTCTAGCGCGACTGTTACGCTTGATACGGCTCCGACAGCGGCCATTAACTCGAACTCGACGTTCTTGTTCGCCAACTTGGCTCCTATCACGTCGATCTTCTCTGGTACGGCTTCTGGCGCTACCACTGGTATCGGCATGGCCACGACGTATGGTGAAACCCTCGGCACGTCCGGCGGCCCGGCGTTCGGTGAAATGGGCTTCGACATCGAAAAGACGGTTGTGACCGCGAATACTCGCGCGCTCAAAGCCTCTTACACGATGGAACTTGCTCAGGACCTCAAGGCGGTTCATGGTTTGGATGCTGAATCCGAACTGGCGAACATCCTCTCGTCCGAGATCCTGTTCGAAATCAACCGTGAAGTTATCGAAACGATCAATGCGAAAGCCGTTCAGGGTGCTCGCTTTGGTTACACTAACGCTGGTGTCTACGACGTCAAGACTGACGCTGATGGTCGTTGGGCTGCTGAGCGCTACAAGAGCTTGCACATGGCTATTGAGCTCGAAGCTAACCAGATCGCCAAGGATACTCGCCGTGGCAAAGGTAACTTCATCCTCTGCTCCAGCAACGTGGCTTCCGCTCTGGCGGCCGCTGGTTCTTTGGATTACGCGCCCGCTCTGAGCACCAAGCTCGAAGTGGATGACACTGGCAACACCTTTGCTGGTGTGCTGAATGGTCGCATCAAAGTGTACGTTGATCCGTATGCCTTCCAGGATTACATCACGGTTGGTTATCGTGGATCGAACCCCTACGACGCTGGTATCTTCTATGCGCCGTACGTTCCTCTCACGATGGTCCGTGCTATCGATCCGAATACGTTCCAGCCGAGGATCGCGTTCAAGACCCGCTACGGTGTGGTTGCGAATCCGTTCGTGCAGCAGATCAATCCGGCCAGCGCCAGTCAGCAGACTGGCAACGATCGCGGTAACTTCTATTATCGTACGTTCAGCGTGCGTAATCTGAGCCTCCGCGGTGCTCAGGGTGCTACCAGCTAGTCCTTGAGATTAGAATAGTAGTTCCTATGAGGGGCTCTCCGAAAGGGGAGCCCCTTCTTCTTTGTCCATAAATATGAATGATCATGAGCGCATTAACAACTAACGTCAATTTTCTACAGCAGGTCAATTTTAAGTTGACCATTCAGAGGCCTAGTTTTACAAATCTTGAGTATTACTGCACATCCGTGAATCTGCCGTCCGTCACGATGGGAGAAGTAAAAGAGAATTATCGAAATCAGCAAGGATACTTTCCAGGAGATACTTTGGCCTATGATACTCTTCGTCTGAAGTTCATGGTTGATGAGAACATGGCCAATTACACGGAAGCATATAACTGGATGCTTCTTAATGCAACTCCGAATCAGATTCCAACGGACTCGGCACCACCTAGTCGTTCAGATTTGATTCTCTCGGTTCTTACATCAAAGAATACATTTAATAAACAATTTCAATTTCGTGATGCATTTCCCACCTCAATCGGCGAATTGGCATTTAATGCACAGGCTCAATCCGTCGAATATATCTCGTGTGAGATGACTTTGAGATTCAATAACTTCGTTATCGTTTCTTAATTGACCATAAATAATTTCACTACATTATGAATAACATTGAAGAGATCATCAAGGAATGGGAAGTGGACTGTCAAGTGGATTCATTGGCGCTCGACGATTCAACGATTAAGTTCGCCAAGATTCATGCCAAGTATGTCTCATACATCACGGACTTTAAGTTGAAGCTTCGTCTGGCCGAATCGAAACTCTCCGAGACACGACACGCTAAGTGGATGTACTTCACTGGAAAGATGACGAAGGAAGAGATGGATGAGAGAAAGTGGCCATATGATCCGTTCAATGGAGGAGCCAAGCCTCTTCGCTCGGATCTGGAAACATACATAGACTCGGATGCGGAGCTTCGAGTTCTGATAGACAAGAAAACATATTTTCAAACATCGGTCGATGCATTGACGGAGATATTGGATACGCTGAGATGGAGACATCAGCACATTCGCAATGTTTTGGATTTCCGTAAGTTTGTCGCGGGGTGTTAATATATCTATTCTATTGTGGTATAGACACACTGAAAACGCATGAAGAAGGTAAAGCCGTGGTTAAAATCATCTAGAAATAATAAGAAAAAAAAAATCAAATGATACAGATACATGTCTCGAAAATTGATGAAGCGCATCTTCGTATTACATGTGAAGACAAAGGAGTGGTATATGAGATAGATCAGTTCTTTTCTTTCTTCTCGGCTGGATATAAGTTCTCACCGGCTTATAAGTCTCATCGATGGGATGGTAAACGACATGAATTCAATCTTCGTAATCAGTCCTTGCCCGGCGGTTTGCTATATCATCTGGCGCAGTTCTGTGAGTCGCGTAAGCACGAATTGATACTGGCATCAGGGTTGGAGCTTCCAAAGCTGACAGAGGCTGAACCAGGAGCAGGAGAGGCCCTCTATCCGGCTACTGGCAATGACGGTAAGGACCTCGAGGTACGCGATTATCAGCAGGCGGCCATTGATCGTGCTATTACGGATAAGAAGGTCCTACTCGTATCTCCGACCGGATCTGGTAAGTCTCTGATCATTTACGAGCTTCTACGCTGGTATCTGGATAACACGAAGGCTCCAGCGAAGAAGGCAATCGTCATTGTTCCGACCACGGCATTGTGTCATCAGATGTATAAAGACTTTGCAGACTATTCGGCCAATGATGACACATTTAGTATAGAAGATCGCGCCAATATCATTATGAGTGGTTATACAAAAGAGCCTGTGAACAGTCGAATTAAACTAACGATGGAAGATGGATCTCAGAAGTTCTTATGTCCGAATGAACTTGTCATGACCGAGCAAGGCAATAAGCTGGCCAAAGACCTGACTTCGAAAGATTCGCTTGTATAAATAGTACCGATGACATCCCTAATAGACACTGTGATTAACAGAGCACAAAGGAATAAGTATGCACGATGGTATAAATGTTTGATTGCATCACGGCTGGAACGATTAGAAACTGTAGAAAGAGCTGAATTGCATCATATCGCACCAGTTTCTGTATTTCCAGAATATGAACTTGAATCGGATAATCTAATCCGCTTAACTCCACGGGAACACTATATAGCGCATCTTATTTTGATGAGGATGTTTGAAGGCGAGGATCGTAAAAAAATGATTCTTGCTGCATTTATGATGGGTTCGAGAGTTCACGCTACATCACGATGTTATTCACGGTTGCGTTCCGAGTTCGCACTTAAAATGAAGATGAATAATCCGATGAAGAAGAAAGAAGCCTCTGATAAGGTTGCTCGGGCTTTGAAAGGCCGAACAAAAGACACGCACGAATATATCCGACGCGCTTCAGAAAAAAGGTCTCAATGTACTATTAACAATTCCATGTGGTTAAAAATATCTCGAGAAAAATTTCGTGCCACTGTCAATAGCATGACTGACGATGAACGCCGTAAACTTTTCTCCCATGAATGTTCTATGGAACAGCGCGAAAAGTTTAGAAAAGAACGCACGGGGAAAACGAAAGAAAATTGTGCGCGGGTATTAAAAATGTCGCAAACGAAACTGAAGCAAGCTGCATGCTTAACGGCTGACGAAAGGAAAGCGAGATTTTCTACGACGACTGGATGGCGATGGTACCATGATGACAAAAAAATGATATCCGCGTTGATGAATCCTAAAGATGTTGTGTTGGATTGTGAGTGGAAATTAGGCAGAAAGCGCTATGAGAATAAAAAAAATTGAAACAGTCGAGGTTGAAACGCCAGTCGTTATCACAACTTGGCAGTCGGCCATTACGATGGGACCAAAGTGGTTCGTGAAGTTCGGCGCCGTATTTGGCGCCGAGGCACATCTGTTCAAGGCCGCATCTCTGACGAAGATCATGAGCTGGCTCAAGAATGCCTGGTTTCGTATCGGAACAACTGGTACGCTTCCTGGTGGTGACGATGCCAAGATGAATAAGCTCGTCCTCGAAGGCGCGTTTGGTCCGGTCTTTCAGGTGACGACCACGGCCGAGCTGATTGACATTGGAACTCTGGCTCAGCTCAAGATTCACATGATCGTTCTGAAGTATCCAGAATCTCTGCGTAAGATGTATGGAGATCTTGATTATCAGGGTGAGCTTGACTTTCTGACCTCACACGATCCACGCAATAAGTTCATTACAAATCTGGTCGCGGATCTGAAAGGCAACTCTCTGGTCCTGTATCAGTTTGTCGAGAAGCACGGTGAGCCACTCTTCGAGATGATCAAGAAGAAGTTGGCAGGAACCAAGCGTAAGGTGTACTTCGTCTCTGGTGATGTAGAAGCCGAAGAGCGTGAACGCATTCGCAATTTGGTCGAGAAGGAAGAAGGCGCCGTCATCGTGGCGTCGGTCGGTACGTTCTCGACCGGCATCAACATTCGTAATCTACATAACATCGTCTTTGCATCTCCGACCAAGTCTCAGATTCGTGTGCTTCAGTCGATTGGCCGTGGACTTCGTAAGACGGAAGATGATCGTCCGACGACCGTATATGACATCGCGGATGATCTCTCGAAGAAAGGCAATAAGAACTACACGCTGCAGCATGGCATTGAACGAGCCAAGATCTATACAAAAGAGAAGTTTGACTTTGAGGTGCATGAAGTTCCGATCTCATAAATAATTACATGACATCGGAACTTAAGCAGTACGTCGACTCTCTGAACATTCAGGTGTATCGAATGATTGATGGCTCGATTCTTCTGGCCGAAGAACAGCATCGTGACATCATAGATAGCTATTTGGTCCTGCAGCGTCCCTTGCAAATCTGTCAGGTCATTCTTGAAGAACGTGTCAAGACGGCCTATGTGCCTTGGATGCCAGGAACCGGTGAACATGTGAAGGTCAATCTCGATTCCGTCATCGCTGAAGGTGATGCGACCTTTGAACAGAAGTTTGCCTATTCTCGTTATTATCTTCTCACACACTTGCAAAAGTATCTCTCGCCAGAGGACTTCAATTCCGTTATCGAAGAGAATCAGCAGGATCAGAAGGAAGCATCTGATATGCCAAAGGTAACTCCATATCTGAAGCATGAACTCTCGAAGCAAAAGCGATTCAATCTGAATTAAGATCTCGCAGTCTGCTTCTGTTATTCTTCTGTTAGCCTTAGTCTGATCTAGCTTGCCTTGACTATCCCTGTCCTCTGCTGTAAGCTGGATCTATTGTACAGTCATTTTAGAATGTGTACATGTCTAAATTACAACTAGCTTAGTCATGGCATTGTAAAACTTTAATGTACTTTTCAGAAAGTTATGATATTATGTCTACATGAAAGATAGCATCACAACAGAACCAATTAAAAAAATCAAACCTTCTGAACGTCCTCATTACGTTAACAATGCTCAGTTCTCTCAGGCCATTGT